AAACCAGTGGTACGGTCAACCGGGGTTCGAAGAATACACCAGCTACGCACTAGGGCTGCATCACAAGCTAGTCACCGCAGGGATAGACCCGCGCAACGATGACTATTTCGAGCAGATCGATGCTCGCATGCGGAAGACGTTCCCCGAATTATTCGGCACGACGGATACGCCCAAATCTGAACCTGCATCTCAGCAGGAAGCTCCAGCCAAACCTACTACGGTCGTCGCACCTGCTAGTCGTTCGACTGGTAAAAAGACAATCCAGCTTACCCAGCGTCAATACGCGTTGGCAAAAAAGTATGGACTAACCCCGCAGCAATACGCTGCTGAAGTAGCAAAACTGGAGGCAAGAAATGGCTGAAACTCGTACCCCTCGTGATTTGGTTACCCGTGAAAAGACAGCGCGTGCGGTTTATGCACCACCGACTGCGTTGCCTGATCCGACCCCTGAACCCGGTTGGAGATTCCGTTGGGTTGCTACCGCAGTCAACGGTCAAAACTATGCCCAAAACGTCGCCATGAGAATGCGCGAAGGTTGGGTACCGGTAAAGGCGGAAGACCATCCCGAATTAATGCTACCTGCCAATGCAGCGGGTAACGTCGAAATTGGTGGACTGATGTTGTGCAAACAACCGGCTGAAAACGTGGAAGCACGTAATTCCTACTATGCCACGCAAGCGGAAAAGCAGGAACAGTCAGTTGACAACACGTTGATGCGCCAGAGCGATGCCCGTATGCCGCTGTTCAATGAACGGAAGTCTACGACGACCTTTGGTACAGGTAACAAATAGCCTTTATTAACTAGGAGCTAACATGGCTTATCCGACTGTAAATGCCCCCTACGGGCTAAAACCGATCAATTTGATCGGCGGTCAGGTGTTTGCGGGCCAAACCCGTGAACTCCCGATTGCAAGCAACTACGCTACCGCCATCTATAACGGCGACATCGTTCGTCTGGATGGTGGCACTATTGTTAAAGAAACGGGTACTACCACTGTTACGTCGCAAGGCGTAGTCGGTGTGTTCCTTGGCTGCACATACACTAACCCGTCTACGGGTCAGATTTTGTTTGCCAACTCGTACCCCGGCGGCGTTGTTGCTTCGGACATTCTGGCTTATGTAGCAGATGATCCTGATCAGTTGTTCAAAGTTGCTGTAACTGGCGGTGCTACTTCGACCACGATCACCCCAATTTCGGGCGCGATTCTGGGCGACAACCTCGCTATTTCGCAGCCTGCGTCGAACACCACTATTTCGGGTAATTCGAATATTGGTGCTTATGATTCGGGCAACAATACTACGCAGTCGCTTCCGTTCCGTGTTGTGGGTCTGGTTCCTGAGACTACCAACTCTAGCGGCAACTACAGCGAAGTAATTGTTAAGTGGAATGCTCCATACCCAACCATCACTATCGACTTCACGGCTGAAACCGCGTCGGTAACTCTGGCTGGCGGACATTCGTATCTCAACCCGAACGGTCCGGACAACGTATAAGGAGCTGAATAATGGCTATTTCACGCGCACAACTACTGAAAGAGCTGCTCCCCGGCTTGAACGCATTGTTCGGTCTGGAGTACGCTCGTTACGGCGAAGAACACAAGGAAATCTACGAAACCGAG